CCATGGCGTCGATGGTTTCGCCCATCTTGGCGCGGCCCTCCTCGGTACCGAGGTCAGGCCGTTTGTTCGGCGCATTGCGGCTGACAATCTGGTAACGGGTGCGACCGGTCTTCTTTTCGTCCTCGACCACCGCCTCGACAACGACGCCGATGCTGCCGGCCAAACTGGCCTCATCGATGACGATCTCGCCCGCCGCCGAGGCGATCCAGTAGGCCGCGCTGGCTCCGATGCCGCCTATATAGGCGACGATCTTCTTGCGTGACCGGCCCGCGTAAATCATCTCGGCCAGCTCGTTGATGCCTGACGCGACACCACCTGGGCTGTCGATGTTGAGCACGATGGATTTGACCTTGGGGTCGTCCAGTGCGCGCTGTATGTCAGTCGCCAAGACCTGGGTGCTGGTAGCACCGCTGATCTCGGTGAAGAGGTTGGCGTAACGGAAGATCGGACCAACGACCGGGATCACCGCCACGTTGCCGCGCATGGTGACTCGTCGGGTATCTTCCAGCCGCTCGCCGCGCTTGGTCGCCAGCGCCACCGGATCGCCCATGCGGTCGGAGATGGTCAGCAGGTTGTCCAGGGCGTCGGGCAGCATCAGCCAGGGCTGCGAGGCAGCCAGCTCAAGTGCGCGAGGCATGGTTATTCCTCTTGGGGATTAGGTTCAGGCGGGGTTTCCAGCCCGCTCTTGGGCAGGGGCTGCATGCTGTTGGCTCGACGGAACTCGACCTCTCGGACGCGCTGTCGAATGACCTGTTGCCAGGGCTCACCCGTCATGGATGCGGTCTCAAGCGTTTCGTTGCTCACCCCAATGTCGATGCGCTCGCGGGCGGCCTTCGCTTCCTTGAGTTCATCAATGGCACCACGCGCAGGACCGATCCAGATGGCCTGGCAGTAAGCCTTTCGTTTGGCCGGCTCGCTGTAACCGGGCAGATTGATCAATCCTCTGGCCACCGCCTCGTCGATGATCAGCTCGCGGCTGGGCTGGCAAAAATCGCAGGCCAGCCACCACCGCCGCAGACTGTAGAAGCGCCAAGCTTGGAGCATGGCAGCACGTGCAGCGCTGTAGCTGCTGCTGTAGTGCAATAGCAGCTCGTCCAGCGGCAGTTCCAACGCAGCACCGATCTCCTTGACGACCGCAGTGAAGAACGGGTCGAACTGGGCGTTGGGCCGGCTAGGGTTCGCCACCATTGGCTCTTCCCCTGGACCAAGGTCCACGATAGCTCCCTCGCCCAGCGAGATGGCACCGTCCGAAGTGTCGTCGCCTTCCGGTCGCTCATCAGCCAGCGCCGACATCGGCAGGTTGCCACGGTCGAACTCGCTGCCCTTCTTGATAAACACGGTGAACATCGCCGAGATCACGGCGGCCATCAGTTCGGCGCTGCTGTAGCGCTCAAGCTTCTGCAGTGGCTCCAGCACTGGCGAAAGGTACGGCGCGCCACGCTTCTGGCCTGGCCGCTCCTTGTCAGCCATTACATGCAAGACCCGGCGGCGGCCTGTTTCAGCACCGAATACGCTCAAGCGCTCCCAGGTCAGCGCCTTGCCCGCCAGGTGCTCGCCGGGGTAGCCAGCGCACACGTGGTATGCGACCGGCGCTCCCACCGCATCGAATTCAACCCCCTCGACCATATCAACGCGGTCCATGCCGCTGTTCGGGTTGCCGACACGGTCGGACTCGATCAGTTGCAATCGCGTGCTGAAGATGCAGCCGGGGCGCTCTTGATCGGGACTGGCCACGAACACATCACCGGCGACGAGGGAGGAAACGAGCACTAGGGCTTGCAGTTGGTAGTGGTTGAGCGTCGCTTCGGCGTCGCATTCGCGGGGGTCGTCAGCGTACATCGACCACAAACGGTCCAGCTGGGCGTTGAGCTGTTCGGCCTCATCTTCGGTGATACCCACTGCCTCGAAGTCGACCTGGGCGCGACAGACCAGGCCGGTGCCCACAACGTTGGTACGCAGCCGCATGATCGCCGCACGTGCGATCAGGTGATTGCGCATGGCGTCGCGGGAGCGCGCCACCAGCATACGGCGCTCGCTCTTGTTGAAGTCGCGCCGAGGACTGCCCAAGCCCGGAATCCAGCTGGCCATGCTGCGGAGCACCCGCGAGGCACCGCGCCAGCGAGTTTCAACACCGCCACCTCCACCCTGCGCGACGATTTTCCGGTCATCTGCTGTAGCCCTGGCTACCCGGATCGCTTCGGCCATCAACTGTTCGGCCGCAGCTTCCTGTTTACGAAAGGGCCACATGCTCAAAGCCCCACATAAGAAATGCGGTTGCGGCCACGCCCTTTGGTGGCGGCTTGTTCAGCCGCTACCTGGTCGGCGTACTGTTTCTCCAACAGCCGCAGGCTATTGAGTTCGGCCAGTTGCAGCTCGCGATCCGAACGGCGCAAGCGCTGGCCGTTCTTCAGGACGGCCGATATCGCCGCCCTCACTTCCGCAAGGCGTTGCTGTGCTTCTGTCATGGTGAACCTCGGTTAGCCGACGCGGCTCCGGGTGCCACGGCCGCGTGACACCACGCGACGAGGCATCGGCGCCACCGCCTGCTCAGTAGTGAAGAGAGTGGGCTGCAGCAGCTGCTGCTCCAGCTGGTCCCATTCGTGATCGCGCAGCAGGTGGGTCTTGAGGCTGCGGGCTGCATGCAAGGCGTACACCTCACAGTCCAGCGCCTCGTTGCGCCGGCCCGCTTTCTTTTGCCAAACCATCTTGCTGGGGTTGCGCGGGTGCGGCGCCAGCACCTCGTTGGTCACCTGCTCGTAATAGTCCGAGCGAATTTCGCTGTACCAGTGCATGCGGCCCGGCCCTGCGCCCTTGAGCTTCATCCGGCCATCGATCAGCGTTTTGGCCTTGTGGGTGCCGACGATGAATACGCGCAGGCCATACTTGGCTGCCTTTGTGTTGTCCTGGCTGGTGTCCGCCGACAGCGCCGGCTTGGTGAAGATTTCCCGATCCCGGCTGTCGATGGACGCGCCCTTGATCGCCATGATGTTGAAGCGCTGGCGATCTCGAACGTAGGTGTACACCGCATCGCTGGTGTTACCGTCAGAGCTGTCGATGCTAACTGCCGACACGGCGAGTTGCGCACCGCTTTCGGTGGGTATCGGCGTTGCGATGATCTTGTCCAACGCAGTCCATACGGGGTCGTGTGGATCGATGGGATTGCCTGGCAACTCGCCCCAGTACAGCCTCCAAGACTCCTCGCCTCTTCCCCAGCCAACAATGATAAGGGCGAGGCGGTCGCCCTGAACGTCGACGCCGACCGTAACCAGCAACGTGCCTTTGGGGGCAGTCAGCTCGGCATAGGGCTCGGCGCGCTTCTCCAGTTCGTCCGTCTTTGGCGCATCGCTTTTGTACTCGTAGCTCTCACCCATCGAGCTGTTGGTAAAGGCAATCATCGGCCCGATGTTGCCCAGCCGCATGGCGTGTTCCGCCTGCAGCTTCTTTTCCATCAGCACCTCGAAGCGAGAGCCGTGGAAGGTCGCATACAATTCGTTGAGGATGTATCCGGCGATGCCCCGAAACTCGGCAGTAGCCTCCCAGCGCCCGTGCTTGAGGTTGGCGTTCTTCTGGTGGTCGTCCCAGATTTCACCGCAGTGCGGACAGGCGTAATACGCGGTTTCTGGACGCCGCTTGCCATACACCTCATGGTAGTAGTGCGGGTCTTCGTCGCAGTGCAGATGCTCGAAGCTCAAAGCATGCGATTGCCCGCAGCCGTGGCAAGGCACCAAGCCCACGCGCTTGTCCGACAGTTCCAGCTCGGCATCGATAGCCGACAGTCCCTTAATGGTGGGGGTGCCGCCGATGATGATCTTCGAGCGCCGAAACGTCTTAAGACGCTCTTTGGCCAGCTTGATACTGTCCCCCTGCCCCCGCAGGTTGAGGTTGCAGTCATCGGGTTCTTCGATGGCCACCTTTGGAACCGGCGTGGACTTCACGCTGGCCGGGCTGTTGGAGCCCACCATTTTCAGGAAGCCGCCAGGGAACCGTTTGAAGTCCTGCCGTTGCTGCAGCTTGCGGCTGCGAAGGTCCACTTTCTTCCGCAGCCGCTTGGTGGCCTCGATCATCGGCTCCAGCTTTTCCGCGACGTACTGTTTCGCCGCTTCGGCCTTGGGGAACAAAATCAAGATGGGGGATGGCTCAAGGTCGATCCACTTGCCGATGGCATTGCCCAGCACACCCGACGTCCAGGCCACCTGTGCCGACTTTCGCCCGACGATCTCGGAGACGTTCGGATCATCCAATGCTTCAAGCGGACCACCCGGCCAGATCAAGTGCGGGGTAATATCGAAGCGATACTTACCTGGTGCAGCCGACTCTTCCGGCGCAAGCCAGCGAAATCTGTCGGCCCACTCGATGATGGTCATTTTAGGCGGGGGCGCCCATTTGCGGCAGACCCGGCTCATCGCTTTACTCGCCGACTTCTTCAGAGCCCTCCTCGTCGTCCGACTCGTCAGGATCCCCAGCGAGATCGTCGTCCTCGTCATACGCGGACAACCTCCTCAGTATTGATTCGATGGGCTCGCGGATTAGCTGGTCATCGACCTGCACTCCGTACTTCGCCGACAAGGTCGCCGCCAGCTCATCTGGGAAGGTGTTGAGCAATTCGATTTTCGCGGCAGTGATCACGGCCTCGAAGCGCTCGACCATTTCGGCCTCAATCACCACCTCGCCCAGCTCACGGGCCAACGCGATTTCCTCGCGATCACCGCGCAGACGGTCGAGGCGATCTCGCGTCGATTCCTTCTTGCCGTTCAAGGCGGCTTGGCGCATCAACCATTCGATCACCACCTGAGTGTCGTACTGGTTTTCGTTGCCACGGCCCACGCCAAACTCGATCACGGGCATGCCGTCCTTCTGCCAACGGCTTAGGGTCCGCTCATCACGACCGATGATCTCGCCCAGCTCGCCCTTGCTGACTGTCTTACCCATCACTAAGTCCTTGAAAAGACGGACATCCCTGCAGGAATTTCAGCTGCAGAGAAACCGCGAGTCTGCGTACCCGTGTAGGGGGCGGCCCGGGGGGAGGACCCAAAAATCGGCAAATGCCTACAGCCCCCCACCCCCGGGGCGGTCACTGCCCCGCCTCGCCACTGGCCGGCGGCACCTGCTCGACGCCCAGCCGCTTGGCGGCCCAGCGCTCGTACAGGCCAATCGCAACATCAGCACCGGCAGTTGCAGTCAAGCAACCAAAGGCAGCGGCAGCCCAGATCGACGCCCCGGCCGAGTAAAGCAGCATGATGGTTGCCATACCGCAAACCACACATGCGCCGGACCGTAGAGCAATCCGCCGGACCAACGCCCAGCCGCGAGCACCCGCTCGATCCGCACGCCACATTTCACCCGACACCCCGCCGACCAGGGATAGCACGATCACCATCCAGATCGGCATCTCGACTAACGCTTGTTGCTCGCTGTTCATGTAAGCCTCATTGGCAAAGCACGGCGCCGGAAATAGAAAACCCCGCCGGGTGGCAGGG